TGTAACATAATCCATAGATCGAATTCCGGAATCGGAGATCGTATCCACGAGGTTCTCGCCATTCCAACAACGTTTCCATGGCGTATCCGAATGAAAAGGAATCGCCACTTCAACGGTATTGTTGGTATTACGAATAGTCTGAGAATTGACGTACTGCGAGAGCGCAGCAGCGTAGTCCGTAGGCGGTGTTGTAACCGCCGGATGATTACAAAAATCGAGACGACCTTCATGAAATGCCGTTCCGACGACCTGAAAAATGAGAACGATGCGACCTCGCCAATATGTGAACAAATCAGCGAGTGCACCTATAATTGTCGGATCAAATGAGCCAACTGTAGCGCCCATATAATGCGACGGGGAATTGATGTTCGACCAAAGAACTGTGCCAACAGTTTGTGTTGCGGCCCAGTTAAAGCGTGTAAGGTAAACACGCTTCTTTAGCAAATACGTCATATCCATCTCATCCATCGAATCGCCGAACTGATCTGCCGTAATATACTGGGCAGAAGGCTCAAGCGTCATTCTCTCCAAATTCTCAATGCCTCGATTTGCAGACATATACTGCGCGTCTTTGTGGACTAGCGGTGGCGGATATTCTGTCACCGCTGGTTTATCAAGGGCAATGCCCGCGATGGCTCCAGTGACTTCAGCCGGGAGGATATCCTCAACCAGCGAGTCCAACTCTTTGCCTACGCTTGCACCAATGCCTTCGAAACCTCCCACTTCCTTGACCGTCTTGACAAGCGTATAGCCCATCTTTTTGGCCTCGCGCTCCATGACAGATTTGAAACTGTCGCCTCCTGGTCTCGGAGTTCGAAAGTGTGACTCGTTGAACGATACAAACACTTTGACCTCAACGGACGTAGAAGCGCCAGTAGCAGCCTGAAGCTGATTCAAAACCTGAACATGGATCTGTCCAAGAGAATCACCAAAAACAAGATCAATCCATCCCTTATGAAATCGAAACGGAATCTCGAAATCAATGACTGTGCCATTTGCCGGATCGAGAAAAGCATGCTGGAGTTGAGTCCAGCGGGTCGGACCAAGATATCCAAACGTGACGTTACCTTTCGGCACCATCGATGGATAAAAGTACACTCCAAGACGTCCTTGATGAAAACGGGACGCCACAAGCTGAAAGCGAACAGTGATCGATTTGCATCGCCACCATTGAAATCGCAAGAAAGGTGTCATAACCAAGTTGTTCTGCAGAAGATCCGCAGGAACGTCGCACGGTGTAGTGCCGACGATAGGCAACTCGGTAAGAACAGCGTCAGTAAGAGACCATTGAAACGCGCTGACTAGATTAAATCTTTTCAGCATTGCGTCTAGGTCCCAATCAGACTCATTCAAGTGTGCTTGCGCACGACTTATTGATGCCCTGACGTTGCCATCAACAGCCTTTCGAACAACAGTCTGCTGCTGTTCAGCCAAATGTACTCCAACCTTGCTTGTAACTTTTGGTGTTGAGTCATCAAGTGTGGCTTCTTG